GAGGATACTGGTGTTCTTGGAGTTGTAGGCGTTGAAACTTTAAAATTAGGTGCTGGAGTTTGACCACCTGGTCTCAATGAAGGTGTAGTAGCAGAAGTTGGTGGATTTACAGCACCAGCACCAAACTGTGGTTTTGGTGCTGCACCAAGATCTTTCATTGTAGGGACATTTCTAGATCCCAGTAATCCCCCAGTCTGAGGTGGTGTTTTAATCGTTGAAGGATTTGGTTTTTGTTTAGTAGCATCATATGCACCACTCTTGTCTCCAGGAAAAGATAAATTTCCCGATCTTAAAGATCCAGTAACTGCTCCACCAGTAGCACCAGGAATTCTAGTTGCTCGTCTTGGTTGCTCCTGAATGTTTTGATATGCTTCAGAAATATTTCTCAGGTCTTTGGAGTTCATTCCCAGATACACTTTTTAGGTATTTAGGAAACTACCTTACTGAACCCTTTGATCTTATCAAATTTGACTACATTCTCAAATTTGTCAAGCATGTCTACCTTATGGGAGATTACGAATATGTTTGCGTCCTTGATAACATAACGAATAATCTTTAGAAACTCATCAGTTCCAAAACCATCAAGAGATGAGTCAAACACCTCATCCATAATCAACAGGTTAGTGTTAGCAGAGTTTTTGACACGCGCCACCTCACGCCAGGTGAAGAGTAGGGCAAGGTCTATTCTCATCTTTTCACCCTCACTAAAAGAACTATAAGAAAAGTCTTCGTGGATAGGGGACTTGATAGACTCGCTGAATTCTTCGTTCAGATGGAAATTAATATAAAAATCCATCATCTGAAGATAACGATTAACCTGTTGATTGATGAAAGGGAGATACTTCTTGATAATTTTTGTTTTTACGCCATCATCCTTTAAAAGGGAATAGGCAAAATCGTGATAGATGATTTCTTGTTTTTTGTCTACTAATTCTTCAATTGTATTGTGGAGATTAGTTTTAAACTCTTCTAACTTCTCATGTTCAGTATTTTTGTTCTGTAAGTTACTGGCAATAGTTTGAATTTCATGTTCAAGTTCTCGTATCTGTCTCTGGTTGAGGTTAATCCGAGTATTGTTTTGAGAAATGTCATGAGTTAGATTAGTGATCTCCTGGGATATGTCATTAAATTGACGCTCTCTATCTTGTTCAAACTTAATGGCGTTAACGAGTTCATCGTAACCTTCCTTCAGTTCCTTCGCCTTATCTTGAGCGTCACTAATTCTATTTAAGCGAAACTCTTCTGCTATGTCCTGCTGACAGGTGGGGCATACCGTATTCTCCGCGAAGAACTGATGCTCTTTGGTAATTGTGCCTACCTTTTGGGAAATTTTACCCTTTAGATTGTTTAGTTTTGATAACTTTTGCCTTGCGCCAGTAACCGCCTCTTGCTGCTCAGTTTTATCTTTAACACCATCCTCCAAAGAAGTATTCGTTTCAATATACTCATCAACTTCTCCCATCAGAGAAGTGATTTTGTCTTTGTTAGATTTAATATTTTCCTTACCACGGTTCTCAAGTTCTTCAATAAAGTTGCTCTGCATCTTCATCTTATCTTTGAGATTTTCTCTCTTCAAATCAAGGGATCTGACCTGACTTTTTTTATCTTTAATAGTATCTTTAACAATATTATTCATCGCAGAGAAGATGCGAATGTCAAGCAAATCTTCAATAACTTCACGACGCTGAGATGAACTGAGTTGCATGAAAGGAGTAAACCCAGCAGAACCCAGAATTACAATCTGAGTAAAAGACTTATAGTTTAACTTAAGAATATTTTCTTCAAGAATGCGTTGCATGGAACGATCATCTGCTTCTTGATGTAACTTAGTTCCATTTACAACAATATCAAATACACCAGGTTTGATACCACGACGAACCAGGTATTGGCGAGAGTTTACAGAGAATTCAATTTCAACTATACAATCTCTTTCATTAGAGGTGTTGACGAGTTGAGGTTTATTGATTTTGCGATATGGTTTATTAAATAAGGCGAAGGTAAGTGCGTCTAAGATGGTAGACTTTCCTGCACCATTTGTTCCGACGATTAAGTTTGTACTTTTGCCTTGGAAATCAACTTCTGTAAAGGAGTTTCCGGTGCTTAAAAAATTACGCCAGCGAATCTTTTGAAAGGTTATCATTATTTGGGGGTATCACAATATCATTCGGTGTAATCACCGCGTATCTGTAATTATACAACCTACAGGTCCTTATGGCAAGTGGTCCATTAACCTCCACAACTTCTAATTCAGTAGGATCTTCTTCTTCCTCAAGTTGCATAGCATATCTTTCAGCATCATCTTCTTCCTCAAATAAAAACAAGACTTTTTCACCATTCTTGTTCTGAACAGCATATGCACCCTCTTGTTTTTTGTCTTTAAGGGTGAGAAGAAACATTACTCAACCTCGCACGCTTGATCATAGATCTTCTGCAAAATACCTTTGATAATACTTTTATCACAGTCCATCTCCGCTTCATCAATATATCTATTCAGAAGGGAGATTGTGTTTTCCGAATCATCTGCCTCAAATTCTTCATTCTCCTGAATTTCAAAGTTGTCAATAATCTTAAGTTCTTGAACTCCAACACTATAAAGTTTGTCAAGAAATTTTTCAAAATCTTTAGGTTTCGTTTTTTTCTTAACAATGACCTTTACAATCTTTGCCTTATATTTGGTGGCATCAAAAAGTTTATAATTTGTATCTTCGTAATAGATGTTGTAGAAGATGCTATAAGGGTTATCAACATGAAAATGCTCCAGAGTCTCAGTATCAAAGATTGTGAACCCTCTAGGGTCATCCACATCGTTCCAGTACATCTCATAGGGATTGCCTAGGTAGAAGATTCGTCCGTTGTTTGATCGTGTATGGTAATGACCTGAAAATGTCCGCTGGAACTTCTCAAATAATTTGCCGTCCATACCGTCTTCCATGACGTGTCCGCGATGCGCTCTAAATCCGTTGAGCTCAAGGTGCCCCATCGCGCACTTGCTAGTTGAACCTTTAACAGATAGGATGCTTTTTTCAGTATTTTCCGCATTAATCCAAGGAATAAACAAAACTTGCAATTTATCTAGCATGACTTCCTCACACTCAGGATAAATTTTTACATTTTTATATTCTTTCAACAACAAATCTACAGTATTAACTTCGTTTGTATTCTTATAGTATGCCGTATGGTTACCAACAATAGTATGAACAGTAATGCCCATATCTCTCAAACGATTATAATATGTTTCCTTTGCCCAATCAATTGCCCACAGATCAATACTCCGACGATTGTCAAAAGTATCTCCCATATCTACAACAGTAGTGATGTTATGTTTTTCTAGGTATGGGAAAAAAATGTCATCATAAAATTTCTTAAAATGATCATGAAGAAACTTAGAAGACTTTCGTGCTCCAAAGTGTTGATCTGTAATAATGGCAATCTTCATCTATTCTTATAAGTGATGTTATCCTTAATCGTGTTGTAATCAGAACTACTGCCAGTAAGAGCAGTATCATCAATCATCATAACTTCATCAAATCCAGTCTTTTCAATAATCTTGGTTTTGATCTCCAGTTGCTTCTTCTCCTTCTGGATACGTCTCAGAAAAGCGTAATGAATAATCTGGGTAAAGTATGCAAATGGATTCTTAGACTTCTCTGGGTCAAAGTTATGAATGTATTGGACACAGTTCTCGATACCATCAGAGATCATGTCGTCTCTGAACATGTAATTAACAAAGTTTGGTTTATAAGAAAGATGCGTAGCAATCTTTAGAAAACATTCACCCAAATAATTACTGATTAGTGGTTTTCCTTCCCAACGCTTTGAGCGATCTTCCTTCGTAGGTTCTCTACCATGCCTACTAACAAACTCTTGTTCTACTTTTGATCTATAGACGATGAGTGCCTCTAGCAACTCTTTATTGTTTACGTAATGCTCAGATTTCTTTTTAGACATAACATCACTTTATTGAATATACTTGATGTTTATATTATAACACATAATTAAAGCTTGACAAGATGTCCAAATGTGAGTAGAGTGCCTTTGTGAGGTTTCAAGGATTGGCTTTAGCTTTCTTTATTATCTTTAAGTTTATAAAGGTTCTCTAGCATCTGTCTAGCATCTTCTACTGTTGTTACGTATCCCATTTTTTTAGTAACTTCAGATTGATTGCTAGAGGTCCCTAAGAGTTGATCACCATCATCTTCTTCTTGCTCATCGTTTAAGTAATTGTTATAGAACTGAATTATTCTTTCCTCTGTAACTTCAGTTATAGTAACAATTTTATCAAGTTTTACAATAAAGAAATCATCGCCAGGTATTTGAAGCCATGGTTTAACTTTAATGGCATATCCATTACGTGTTTCAATATGTTTCATAATTACAGGATTTTGAAGAACTAATACAGGATCTTCATCATTATCATCAACACAGGCAAGTGAGAATATTTCTTCACCAGTAATTAATTTGACCGTACAATAAAATTCTTCTCCCATTAGCTCCTTAGGGGTATGTTTACAATATCATAATTGAAGTTTTCTTCGTTATAAACTTTAATTCTTTCAATTAGATGATTAAGTGTGTAGTTTCTCCGGGATTTGTAGGAAATGTCGTCAGCAATATCATACAAAGTTGCCTTTGTTTTATTATTTCCTTTTCTGAGTACTCTACCGATTGACTGGAGATTGCGTATTCTGGACTTGGAAGGAGAAGCAAAAATAACATTATGCAGATTCTTAATGTTAATACCTGTGCTGAATGTTCCGTATGAAGCAACAATAATTGCGTTGTTCTCTTTTTCAGTAATTTCCCTTACTTTCTCTCTGTCCTCTGTTTGGACACCCCCATGAACAAAGAATACGTGTCGTTCATCAAGTCTACCAGTATTTATTAAGTCATATAATGGTTGTCCATGTCCTTCTACTCTAGCAAACAAGATGAGAGTATTACCTTTGAGATCAAGTGCTAGATTACGAATAAACTTATTACGTCTTTCATGAGTTATGATATACTGGACCTCTTCTTCAAAGTTTTCAAATTTATGACCAGGGTGCTTCAGTAGGAGTACATTAATATCCAACTTAGCAACATACCCCTTCTTCATTAACTCTTCAGTTTTGATAATCTTGTATGATGGTCCAAAGAGTCCTTCTAACACCCACTTGTGAGTCTGTGTGCCATCAAGAGTACCTGTGAATCCATATCTATACTTTGCATCAGCAAGTTTTGTCATTATAGATATTAATGACTTACTTTTGAACTGGTGTGCCTCGTCCCCAACAACTACGTTAAATCGTTCAAAATATTTTCGGGGGAGTTTGTAGATGGACTGCCAGGTAGTGATGATCACTTGGGAATTAGTTTCCCTTTCTCTACCAGCGTATATCTTGTGGCAAAATGAACCTACGTCCCACCCATAATCTTCAAAATCTTTATACATCTGTTCTACTAAGGAAGTCGTCGGAACAACTATCAGAGTATTTTGTCCGCGTTCAACATGATATCTCACAACAGAATATATCATCAGAGACTTTCCAGAAGCAGTTGGGGATATCAACAACCTTCTATTATGTTTTAAGGCGTCGTACACACCCTCAATCTGGTACGCTCTGGGAGCATACTTGCTGATAGATGTCATATAGTCTTTGACACCCTCTTTTGAAATAAGCTCATTTACCTCAAAAGGTGTACCATAAAACTTATTATGAACAAATTCATAAGTATACCCATGAGACTCACAAAAACTTGTAATTTTATCTAACAGACCTACATATATCTCCCCGTTCTGCGTATTAAATAAACGAATTTTTCCATCCCAATACTTACTACGGTACTGGGGCATAAATTTTGCGCCCGGAACCTCAAAGGTAAACTGGTCTGATAATTCGTAGTATACATGAGGTTCTGCCTTAACCTGTAAATATACTTCATTCTTTTTTGATATAATCAAATGAGACATAACTCATAGGTTCACCTATGAATATTTATTACCCCACTGTATACTTATATTGTTCACTGTTGATTGAAAGTATAATCTAATATCACTCTTTGAAGACTATCGCGCATATACCAAAGATGCTCTTGTTCTTCATATGGTCTGGCAGGTGCTCCTGGCCAATATTTAATAGTTTCCAAAACAGAATAATGTAAAAGACGCACATCCGATATAGTCAAATTTACTTGGTAATCAAATTCTTGATCTTCCATTAGAATCCTGCTTGAAACTTTTGCCACTCAATTGCATTTTTAATTTGAAAGGTCCTGTTAGCAACAGTTTTGATAATTTCTTCCAAAAACTTTAACTGAACATCGTAATAACGGATCTTCAAGTCAATTGTAGTTAGTTTCTCATCGGCGTCTAGATGCCTCTGTATAGCGTCTTTCTCCCGAACCTTATAGTCAAATGGTTCTCTCTCATAAACCTCAGCAGGTGCCTTTCCTGTATAGTAGTTATATCTTTCAAGTTTTACCTTCCTATAAGAGTCTCTTGCCTTTTCTCTGAGAAGTGTGAGTGTATTGTAAATTGTATAATACTTAGAGTGAAGTTGTGGTATTTTTAATGATTCATTATGTAAGTTATCAGGATCAATGATAGAATCTTTCTGCCACATCTCCTGAATTTTGTCAAGGTCCATCATAAGCGAGTTCTGTTGTCCTGATCGAGGATATTGTATACAGTATACTTGATCTTCC